AGCGCCTGTATGACGTTTCAGCTGTGGATATACCGGCCTATGACGATACGTCGATAGAAGCGCGTAAGGCTGCTGCGGAGGCGGATGCTCGGGAACGGCAGCACAAGGCGGAGGCCGAACTTACACGCCAAAAACTCATCTTAAAATTAAAACTGGAGGCTTAAAATGTTTGAAAAGAGAATGAACGAGATCAAGGAGCGCAAAACTGCTATCCTGGCCGAACTCGCCAACGCCGATGAGAAGCGCGTTGCCGAACTGAACACCGAAGTTACCACTCTCGACGCAGAAGCCGCACAGCTTCGCTCCAAAATGGATCTGGCAGGCAAGCTTGGCAAGGCCGAGGAAAAGCCTGCCGCTCGCGCCGAAGCGAATGAATCCGAGAGGCGCGGCAAAGCCCTGCTGGAAAAGCGTTCTGTAACCCTCGCATCGACCGGCGTTATCATACCGGAGTATCAGGCAAGCGACATTAAGCCCACGTTCAACGAGGTTTCCAGCCTCATTGATAACGTAAGCATCAAACAGTTTAGCGGCGGCGAGAGCTTCAAACAGCCCTACGTAACAGGCTATGGCACGGGTGGTTATACCACTGAGGGCGGCAACCCCACGGCCGCGGAAACGACTTTCGGCTATGCGGAAGTGACCAAGACCAAGATCACAGCCTATGCCGAGGATTCGGAAGAGCTTACCAAGCTGCCCGCTGCGAATTATGACGCCGAGGTTGTCAAGGGCATTTCTACGGCGGTACGCAAGAAGATCACCGCTGAGATCCTTGTTGGCGACGGCGCGTCCGGGCATTTTGTCGGTATCTTTGACGATGGCGCAACAGCTATTGATGCGGCCACTGACATCGACTTTGCGGCTATCGACGAGGAAACTCTTGACGAGATCATCTACTCCTACGGCGGCGATGAGAACGTTGAGGATGTAGCCGTCCTTGTGCTGAACAAGTCCGACCTCAAGGCATTTGCTATGCTGCGCGATGCCAACGGACGCAAGATTCACGATGTGAAGCCCCGCGGCAACAGCGGCACGATTGACGGTGTACCTTACATCATCAACTCCGCTTGCAAGGCGATTTCCTCAACTGCGACCACCAGCGGTCAGTATGCGATGGCCTATGGGCCGCTGTCGAACTACACAATGGCGATTTTCTCCGACCTTGAAGTTTCCCGTTCGACCGACTACAAGTTCAAGGAAGGCATGATTGCTCACCGTGGCGTTATCTTCGCCGGCGGCAATGTCACCGCGAAGAATGGATTCCTCCGCGTAAAGCGCACCTAAATAAGAGAAAGGACGGGGCAGCTAGCTAACTGCCCCAAGGAGGTAAAACATGGCTAGAGTACCTTTTAACCCGAAAATCGGACAAATCAAAACGGATGCTGGGAACTTTGCGGTTGACCGTTCCTTCCTCGCACATTACAGCACAAAACCCGCCGCTGCTTCTACTACTGACGTTCTGCCCTTTACGAAGCTGGGCGCGGCTGTTCAGAACGGTGTATTACCTGTGGGCGCTATTCCTGACGTACCGAGAAACGTGCAGGTGGATGCGAACAACAGCGGCGTGAAAAAGGATATCAAAATTTACGGCACGAACTTCGCGGGCGAGGCGATTGATGAAACCATCAAAACCAACGAGACCACCGCAGTCGCGGGGACTAAAGCGTTCGCCAGCATAACAAAGATCGACCTGCCGATTCAGCACAACGCCGGGGCAAAGCACAAGTCCACCGTTGCCGTATCCGCTGTAACAGGCGCGGGAACCGCAGTACTGGAATTTACTTCTGCTGCAACTGGTGCGGCGTACAGCATCAACTGCGTCTTGGCTGCGGCCGATGTCGATTCCACCACAACGGCGGCGGCAAAAATTAAAGCCGTCTTAAACGCTGACACGAAGTTCGCGGCTGCGTATACGGCAAACAGCTCGACCACAACGTGACGATTGAGCGCAAAATCAACGAGAACTCAGACGATACCGTGAATCTTACGGTTAAAACACAGGGCAACACTGGGCTTGTTCTGGGCACAATCGCCAAAGACACCAATGCAGGCGTATGCGACGAGGTTTCCATTGGCTGGGGCAGCTCTATCGGCATCCCGTATAAACTGTCTGCTGAAGAGCTGGTTATTGCCAACCTGTGGAACAACGCGGACGATAACGGAAAGGTCACAAACGACGCAACCTATCTGGAGAAAAACGTGTTCGCAGTTGCGGGGACGCTGAACGGTACTGCGCCGCTCGACCTGTACATCATCGTTTAAGGAGGCAACATGGCGGTAACGAGCGGATATCTTGCGAAACTACGGCGGGCGGTGCGCGTCGGTCAAAATGAAGACATCAACGCGGAACTGATTGATCTGATCGAAGAATGCCGCCATGACCTCATGCAGCTCGG